TTCATATTTGGCTGCTTTTTCGCTGCGTATTTCTACAATCGTTTTTTCGTTCCCATAACAATTAATATTGAAGCGTTTTAATAACCCCTTTTGTTCTAACCGGTTTTTCGCCTGTACATTGATCAAATATTGTGCCATACACATTACACGTTCTTGATCATAATAAGGCCGATCCGCATACAAAAAAGCCAGTAAAAATAATAACATAGTTTCAATTGTGGCAACCTTTATGGTTTTATCTTTTATTTTTATCGAATTGAAACTATAACAACCATACGGTTCATAAATAAAACAAAGGGTATCGTTATCGACCACCACCTCATAATGCGTGATAATTACTTCATTACCTACAGATGGTTTTTTATTTATTTTTACATTTTTAAAACCCGCTTCTTCGAGTTTCTCTTTTAAAATAAAAGCAACCGCTTTGGGATCTTCCGCTAACACATCAAAATCAGGGACATGTTGTAATTGTTTTTTTTGTTCAGGTGGCATATAACGACCATATAAACTACTCGCGTAGCCACCAATGAAAACCACGCCTTCATTGATCATGGTATCTTTTACTAAATTGTAGAGGGTGTCATTTAATTCCGGGTTGCCAGTAAAATCTCTCATAAAATTTATTTCCGAGCACTTGGGATTCTCTTTGATCGGATGATCTTTGTTTAATAAGAGTAAGCGTTTGTATATTTTCTCCCAACGACTTACATCACCGTCTGGGCGCGATAATTCATTATAGATTTGAAGGCGTAAATAGTCTGGAGGCGCATAAGAAATACCTTCCTTTCGTATCGAACGTTTTACAAGAACTCTGAATATTTTTGGTTCCAATTGAGTTATATCCGCAATCGGTATAAAATTTACAAAAACCTTGTATGTTTCTTTATGAACACCTGAACGCACTTCGACGTCACCGTAGTCATGGTTGGCATAAATATCAGCTAATTCTTTGGCATGTTTTAAAGCCATCGGTGAAAAAAAATCATAATCCGGAATTTCCGCATCTTTGTCATAAAATTGGTCGGTAATTGGTAAAATATTGTTAATCGCAGTTCCGCCATAGCAAACCACTTTTTTCCGCCGCATAAAATCCTCTAAAATTTTAATAATATTCAGAATATCATTTGATTGTTTTATCTTTTTTCCGGTTTTTGATTCGGCTATAGTAACCGCATTATGTAATATTTCCATTTCTTTTTCTTCAAATTTTTTTTTATCAGTAACCATTTATTATAAAAGAAGAAAATAGTTTAGAGGACCAATGGCTTAATGCCATCCAGTAAAGGAATCGTGCGATCCGAATAAGAATAATTTGGATTTTGCGCTGGCGGTAAAACGATAAACAAAGGAATATAACGATATTTTTTATCCCGTAATATAAATGCCGAACCGTAATCATCAAACAATTGTGTATAATAATCCATATTCGCATCAAAATTCTGAAAAGACATGGCAAGCATTTGACAACCATACGTCATCGCTACCGCCGGGGAAAAATTCTTATTAGAAGCAGACAAATCAGGCAATACGATTGTCATGTTTTGCTTATTATAATATAGTAATTCATCGGCATCCGGGCAAAATTTCACATCGGTATAACGCATATTTCTTAAAAATACAGAATTGCTTGCAATATTTACATATTCATTTAATTTTGTGCTTGTAAATAACGGATTTGATTTATCGACCATAATAATTACTTTACCCATTAATTTAGTGATTGGACCATAACTGCCCAAATTTAAGCCGTCGCTTTCATAACTAAATTTTTTACCGAGTAAACGATCTTCTAATGTATTGTATAAAATCATTGCCATTTGATCGTGAATTAGTGGATTATTTGACATAATTCGAAAATGTAAAATCAACGGATCATTTGGATTGGGGCAAGTATTTCCCGAAAAGGCATAACTAGATATGACCGTCATTGCGTCAGAAAAAAACACATTATTATAGGCTTCTTTTGAGCTATAGTCAAGTTTGGAGGATACAGAAATAACCGGTAAATCATTGATGGAATATATTTCAAAATCCAAGCACCGTGCGCCTTGTTTAATACAACTTTTAAGAGCACATAAATTGACAAAATCGTTTTTGTATTTTCCGGCCGAGCAACAATTATAAGCGGTTTTAATATAATAATCGCGTAATTTATACTGATAAATTGGGTTCGACGCATTAATACTACTAATTAAAGGAAAATCATCGTATAATTTAGTTAAAGCAGTACAATTTTTTTTATTTAGACTTAGTTTATTGTAGCACCATAAAAATATAACAAAAAAAAGAAAGACTAATATAATAATCATTAATTGGGTTATAGCGTCCGCATTACCAAAATCGCCAAGTGCTTTTATAGCACCAGCTCCTGCCCCCAGTTTTTTATTAAAGGATAAAGAAGCACCGGTTCTGACTTTTTCAATTAATTTATTTGTTTGGTCATTTGCCCATGTGCCTAATTTTGAATTGGTTACAGATCTTATACCGTTTTCACTCATTTGTGTTACATCGCCTGAAAAAAACGATGATCCTGATTTATTTACTTGGTTTGTGTTATTTGGGAGTGTTTTTAAACCTTGAGAAATATCGCCGGATTGATTTACTTGTTTACTTGAACTCGCTGGTATAGAAGGAGAAGGAGAAGGAGACGAAGAAGTTGAATTTGTTTCTTTATTAATCGCGTCAGCTGCATCAAATAAAAGGTGGTACGGTTTCCACGTCATGAACTTTACGTAATTGTCTTGACCTTTTGTCATTATCTTATATTAACTCGCCATTTTTTATTTTTATAAATAAATTCAATAGAGTTAAAATTTAAAAAAAATATAGAGTTAAAAAAGTAAATGTAATATATAGAAAAGATGCCAGGTGGATTATTAAATCTAATTTCATATGGAAATCAGAATATTTTCTTAAATGGTAATCCATCCAAGACTATGTTTAAATGTAAATATGCTAAATATACAAATTTTGGTTTACAGAAATTTCGAATAGATTTTGATGGCTTGCGCACCTTACGGCTCAATGAATCTTCGAATTTTAAATTTCGAATATTACGGTATGCCGAATTACTGATGGATACTTATTTAGTCGTGACCTTGCCCAATATATGGAGTCCCATTTTACCGCCAAGCACGCAGCGCAATCAAGGCCAGTGGCGACCTTACGAATTTAAATGGATTAAAAATCTAGGCACACAAATGATTAAAGAAGTGCGGTTTTCAATCGGTGGTCAAATAATCCAAAAATTTTCCGGCAATTATCTACAAAATTTGGTCGAACGAGATTTTGATGAAAGCAAGAAACAACTTTATTATAATATGACAGGAAATGTGCCAGAATTGAATGATCCGGCTAATTCAGGCACCCGTGTTAATGTCTATCCCAGTGCGTATTATGATGGTTCACAATTAGGATCAGAGCCATCTATACGTTCACGTAAACTTTATATTCCGATTAATGTGTGGTTTACATTGGCAGCTAAAATGGCATTTCCTTTAGTTAGTCTACAATATAATGAACTGTTTATAGATATTGAAATGCGACCAGTCAATGAACTTTATGTTGTGCGTGATGTGACTAGTATAGATATGAATTATCAACAAGCCAATCAAACCGATAATTTTTTTCAATTCTATCAATTTATACAACAACCGCCGAACCCTCAACTCGATTATACGAATGCGGATAAACGGACAAATTGGGCAGCGGATGTCCATTTAATTACAACGTATGCTTTTCTGAATGAAGATGAAATGCAAGTATTTGCGTCGCAAGATCAGAATTATTTGGTAAAAGAAATCTATGAATATTCTTTTCCTAATGTGACTGGGACAAAAAAAGTTCTACTCGATAGTTTAAGTATGGTTGCCAATTGGATGTGGTATTTTCAGCGCAGCGACGCGTATATGCGGAATGAATGGTCGAATTACAGTAATTGGCCGTATGATTATTTGCCTTCGGATTTACAAAACCCTACGGAACAAAATGGCTATGCGCAATTAACGACAACTGGTTATGATAATTATACACCGGCAGTGAATCCGGTAGGAATCGGCTGTTATTACGGTGAAACAAATGCGCCTTCGAGTATTTATGTGACCGGACAATATAACCCAAGTAATCAAAAGGATATTATGCAGTATTGGGCATTATTATTAGATGGCAAATATCGAGAAAATCAATTTGATGCGGGCGTGTTCAATTATGTGGAAAAATATGCTCGTTCAGCAGGTAATTCACCGAATGGTTTATACTGTTATAATTTCAATTTAAATACGAATCCATTTGATTTTCAGCCGAGCGGAGCCATCAATTTGAGTAAATTTAAAAATATTGAATTTGAATTCGGTACCTATCAGCCACCACTGGATCCGTCGGCGCAAGTATTTACAATATGTGATCAAGTCACTGGGACAATTATTGGTATAAACAAACCGACCTGGCGAATATATGATTATAACTATGATTTGACAGTGATGGAAGAGAGATTTAATATATTGACGTTTACATCGGGTAATGCGGCGTTGCTATATGCTCGCTAATGCTAGGTAATTCTATATGCTATGTAATTCTATATGCTAGGTAATTCTATATGCTATGCTTAATAATAATTTTATAATAAAAATTATTATTTTCTATTGTTTAAAAATTTAAACCTGAGATTGGGATCGGCCCTGGGCGCGGCCCTGAGTTCGGCCCTGGGCGCGGCCCTGAGTTCGGCCCTGAGTTCGGCCCTGGGATCGGCCCTGAGTGCGGCCCTGAGTGCGGCCCATAGCCTTGGTCGCAGCGCGCGAGGCAGACACAGCCTTAGATGCAGCGGCAGAAGCGGCAGCAGCGGCAACCTTGGCGCGCTTAACGTGAACCTTAACGGTTTTGGAAACTTTTGCTCCTTTGCGGTGATGTCTTCGACTGGGCATTTATATATATATGAAACAAAAAAATATAAAAATAGACAATTTTATTAAAGATACTCAACTTTAAAAAAAATTACTAAAATTACTAAAATTACTAAACTTATTAAATTATTAAATAAAGATATTAAATATATTAAATTTTACCAAATTGTATCATTGTTCCAATACATACCATCCCCCTTTTTAATATCGTAAATTGTCTTAAATAATTCTAAACGAGCTAATGCGCAATTGACTCTATATTTCTCTAAAGGATGTGGATTCATTTTTAATTGGGCCTTAATGGCTTTTTTATAAATCTGTTGTCG